AATATATCGTTTGCTTCTGAAAGTGAAAGATATAGTAAACGTAAAAATGATCCTATTTTGCACAACACTCTTAATAGTATGGTCAGTGTAAACGATCACATTTCTTTTTATGAAGATATTAAATTAAGAAACAAATATTCAGAAAAGATAGCAAGTAATCTTCCTAGTAATAAAGCTGCATTGGACAAAGCTAGACACTTTAAAGACAGAGTTGCCACTAGCTATTCTAGATTTAGTTTTGATAAAAGCTATCTTCATCACGAAAGTCACGCTGCTGCTGCATTTTATACAAGACCGTGGAGTTCGTCTGAAGACACTGTATGCCTAACTATAGATGGTTATGGCGAGTGGCAGTCTGCTACTATACAAGACAGCAATTTCAATCTTTTATATGAGGAGACATATCCTAAATCTATAGGAGTTGTATATGCGCTCTGTACTAAAGCTTTAGGATACAAACCTTTAGAAGAAGAATACATTGTGATGGGAATGTCAGCTTTTTCAGAGAATATTCTATTGTCCGAATTTGAGGAAGCAGTAAATTGTTTCTTCACAGATAATTTATCATACAACGACTTTTTAGTATATCTTCATAGTTTAAATAAAGAGGAGTTGGCAGGAACTGTACAAAAATGGGCTGAACAGGAGATATTTAAATTAGCTCAAAAGGCGAGAAAGTATGGAAGTAAACTTTGTTATAGCGGGGGTGTTGCTCAAAATATTGTTGCAAATTCTAAAATAAGAAGTTTGTTTGATGATATGTGGGTTGCAGTAAATTCTACTGATGGGGGATCTGCCTTAGGTGCTGCTGCAAGATCATATTGTCTTGAAACGGGAATGGATAGAATTAACTGGAAAAATACATATCTAGGACTTGAAAATTGGATTGATGTAAATCCAAAAGAAGTTGCAAAATATTTACAAGAAAACAAAATAGCAGGAGTTATACATGGTAAAGCTGAGTTTGGACCTAGAGCACTAGGCAATAGAAGTCTTTTAGCTAATCCTATATATGATGTAAAAGACACTGTTAACAAAATAAAGCAGAGAGAAAAATTTAGACCTTTTGCTCCTGCTATATTAGAAGAATATGCTAAAGAATACTTTGAGGGTCCAATGAACGAATATATGCAGTACTCAAGTGTGGCAAAACATGACTACAAATCTGTCATGCATGTTGACAGAACATCAAGAGTGCAAATAGTAAAAAAAGATTCAGAGTCCATAATAAGACCCATTTTAGAAGAGTTTTACAGTTTAACTAAAGTTCCTATGTTACTGAACACATCTCTTAATGTGAAGGGTATGCCTATTTGTAATAATTTTTATGATGGTAGATTATTTGAAAGTAAGTATAAAACAAAGGTATTCGGATGATATATGTAAACGGTTGTAGTTTTACTTGGGGTGAAGGTGGGGAGTTCTTACCCGAAGGACGTGATGAATTTGGTGGACCTAAAAACGGCCAAAGAATAGTTGCAAGAATTAAAGACTCATATCCTAGTATATTAGCAAAAGATTTAAATACTGAACTTTTCGACTTTTCGACTTCAGGAAAAGACAATACTACAATACTAAAACAAATGGCAATAGCTTTAAATTGGAGAAGACTTGGGAAATGTAAATCAAGTCCTGATGACATAATCATAGTACAGCTAACAGATAATTTTAGGGCAGCTACTCCTAAATCAACTTTTGCTTTAAATTTTCACATTAATGATTTAGTATCTCAACTAGAAGACTATGATGGACAGTATATAAAGATCATGATGTTTAGTATTCTTAAAAAATTACGAGGGCAAGGGTATGCTGATACAGTTTTAAATAAAACATATCGTATTCATTCAGATATAGCACCAGAGTATAAGACAAGAGAACCATATATTGGGGATTGGACTGAAACACATCAAACATTTGAGACAGCACATTACTTAAGACTGATTCAATTAGAATGTAAAAGTATGAATATTCCTTTAGTGATTATAAATTACTACACTATACCCGAAAAGTTTAGTCCTGATCCAACGTTCCAAGTCATAGATACTGACGATTTCCTTATCAGTAATTTTACCAAATCTGGAATGTATGCGCATTTAGAAAATGAAGGATTTGTTAAATGTAACGATAACTTTCATTTTCAACAAGATGCTCACTATTATCAAGCAGACATTATTAAAAACTTTATTAAGAACAAAGTAAGATTGAAAGCAAACACGGAACGATTTACACCTTACTATGTACACGACTACACATAAAAATAATATTTTTTATTACAATATGTAGTTGCAAGATTATTACTTTTACTATATAATACACCAATTAGAAAAAACAACATTAGACTGCTAGTTATACGGACTAGCGGTATTAACAACTATTTACTTAAAGAGGTGCTAGATGCTCAAACTTGTCAACAACAACAGGGATAGAGACACAAGAAGTCTTATGTCCGAAACTAAATTTTATGAAGGATACAGTAGGTGGGATGACACCAAAGAACGCTATGAGAGTTGGGATGAGTCTGTAAGTCGTGTTATGAACATGCACAGAGATTACTACAAAGACAAGATGACCCCTGAACTTAATCAGATGATCAATGAGGCAGAATCTCTTTATAAGTTAAAGTATGCACTAGGTGCTCAACGTGCTCTACAGTTTGGTGGAGATCAGTTACGCAAGCATATGATGAGAATGTACAACTGTACGTCAACCTATGCTGATAGACCACGTTTCTTTTCAGAGCTATTCTACGTGCTTCTGTGTGGCGCAGGGGCAGGGTTCTCTGTACAAAAGCATCATGTGGAGAATTTACCAAATCTATCTGAACGTAAGAAGCAAGCCAAAGGTTGGATCGTAGAAGATTCCGTTGAGGGTTGGGCTGATGCTCTAGGTGCTCTTATGTCATCATACTTTGTAGGTGGTGGACAGTTCCCTGAGATGGAAGGACGTAAAGTATATTTTGATTTAAATCAAGTACGTCCAAAAGGTGCTATGATCAATGGTGGATTCAAAGCCCCTGGTCCTGAACCACTACGTAGAGCACTAGATAAGATTGAACATATCCTACAGAATATCGTTTTATCAGGGCGTGATACTCTTAAGCCTATCGAAGTATATGATATTGCTATGCATGCTGCAGACGCAGTTCTTGCAGGTGGCGTAAGACGTAGTGCGACTATCTGTTTATTCTCACCTGAAGATGAGGAAATGATCAATGCCAAAACAGGGAACTGGTTCATCGATAACCCTCAAAGGGGCCGAAGCAATAATTCAGCAGTTATCGTCAGATCCGAAATCACTAGAGAAGACTTTAAAAAGATCATGGGTTCGATCAAAGAGTTCGGAGAGCCCGGATTTTTCTTTGTCGAAGACAGAGATATCACGACTAATCCTTGTGTTGAGATTGGTATGTATCCGCAGATTGATGGAGAATCAGGTTGGCAGGGATGTAACCTAACAGAGATCAATGGTGGTAAGTGTACAAGCCAAGATGAGTTCTTTAAGGCATGTCGTGCAGGAGCAATCTTAGGAACACTACAAGCAGGTTACACTGACTTCAAATATCTAACAGAAACAAGTAAGCGTATCTTTGAGCGTGAGGCACTGTTGGGTGTGTCTGTAACTGGTTGGATGAACAATCCTGATGTTCTGTTTGATGAAGAAACTCAACGTCAAGGTGCAGAGATCGTCAAGTCAGTCAACAAAGAAGTTGCGGCATTGATTGGCATCAACCCTGCAGCACGTACTACTTGTGTAAAACCATCAGGTAATGCATCAGTTCTATTAGAAACTGCTTCTGGTATTCATGCAGAGCATAGTGCTCGTTACTTGCGTCACATTCAGTTGAACAAAGAAACTGAGGTAGGACAGTTGTTGGCAAAAACTAATCCATACATGGTTGAAGAGTCTGTATGGTCTGCTAATGGCACAGACTATTGTGTGGCATTCCCAATCATCACTCCTGAAGGATCTTTGTATCGTGAAGAGTTGTATGGTAAAGCATTACTAGAAAAGGTAAGCGCAGTCCAAAATAATTGGGTAGAAGCAGGTACAAATGTAGAGCTATGTGCAAACTCTAAGACACGTCACAACGTATCAAATACTGTAACTGTGTTGCCTCATATGTGGAACGAAGTGGAAGACTATGTTTTTGAAAATCGTCACAACTTTGCAGGTATTAGTTTCTTAGCAGGTATGGGCGACAAAGACTTTGCCCAAGCGCCTATGACAGAAGTGTTGACTGAAGATCAGATTGTTGCTAAGTATGGCAAGGCTGCTTTGTTTGCATCAGGTCTGATTGTAGATACTCGTAAGCAAGGGTTTCGTGATCTGTGGGAAGCAACACAGATTGCACAAACTCCACCTGAGTATCAAGGAGAAGTCTCTGACCTACGTGCTGAGTGGATTAGACGGTTCAACAAGTTTGCTGATAACTACTTCATGGGGGATCTTAAGGAAACTGAGTATTGCCTGAAAGATGTGTTCTTACTTCACAAGTGGGAGAAAGTACAACAGAATATTCAGTCGGTAGACTTCTCATCAGAACTAGATGAAAAGCGGTTTACTGAGATCGATACCATGGGAGCTATTGCATGTCAAGGGGGTGCATGTGAAATAACCTTCTAGGCTATATAGTAGCAAGTGTATAATAGGAGAAAACATGGAAGAAGAATATTGGGCAGAGTGTGTAGCTTGTGAGACTGAAACGCAAGTGTTGGTTATAGATAGCGAAGAGTTGCCACAGTATTGTCCAATGTGCGGTTCTCCTATAGAATTCGAAGTGGTAGTAGATTAGTATAAATAGCCTTGCAACAGCAGGGCTATTTTTTTATGTGGTATTACAACGGTGAAGTGTTTGAAGAAACACCTGAAGAGTATCAGGGATTTGTATATGAAATCACTGAACTAGATACTGGAATCAAGTATATTGGCAAGAAGTTCTTTTGGAAGCCAAAGAAGCTACCTGTCACTAAAACACGCAAGAGAGCCGTTAGGAGCCGCACTGAGAGCGATTGGCGTAAATACTACGGTAGCAGTACCGAAGTAAAAATGTTAGTAGAAACTAAAGGTGCGGATAACTTCAACAGAGAGATATTAAAGCTTTGCAAGACAAAGGGGCTATGCTCTTACTATGAAATGAAATATCAGCTAGAGAGAGACGTTCTCCTGAAGCCTGATGAGTATTATAATGCATTTATTGGAGGAAAGATACATCGTAAACACATATTAGGGAAAGAATAAATGCAAAACGAATATGACGTAGTAGTAATAAAGGTTCTAGATGGAGACACGATTGATGTTGACATTGATTTAGGCTTTGGTGTTTGTCTTAAAGATGAACGAGTACGGATCATGGGCATCGACACGCCTGAGTCACGCACATCTGATAGAGTAGAAGATCTATTTGGTGAGGCTGCAAAGGCTAGACTGAAAGAACTCATGAAAGATGGTGGCAAGTTAATCACTACAGAAGATAAGCATGGTGAAGACATGAAGGGTAAGTTTGGACGTATCCTTGGAGACTTTCGTGTGCCTGATGGACGTAAGGTTACTGACATCATGATCGAAGAAGGACACTGTGTTCCTTACTTTGGTGGGTCTAAAGAGGATACACAGGCTGCACACATGAAAAATAGAGAAAGACTATTGGCAGAAGGTATTGTAACTCAAAAAGACTATGACGCTGCAGTCGAAAAGATGGCGAAAAAAAAGAGTTGACGAATCATAAAAAATCTATATAATAAAGAAGAGGTTTTTGAGATGGGTAATATACCATCATTATATTAGGAGTGAACTAAGTGATTTTAATAGATTATAATGCAATAGCTATTGGTAGTGTTATTCAACAAAAAGATGAGATGAATGAAGATATGTTTCGTCATCTCATCCTAAATGCTATCCGTATGTATCGAACTAAGTTTAAAGAAAATTATGGCGAGATAGTAATATGTGGTGATGGTAGAAAGAATTGGCGTAAAGACTTCTTTCCTAATTATAAATTTAAACGTGGAGACAGTCGTAAAAAAGATAAGGTTGATTGGAATGAACTCTTTAGAATTACCTCTCAAGTTTATCAGGAGATTAGTGAACACTTTCCATATAAAACTGTATTGATAGATGAATGTGAGGCAGATGATGTCATTGCAACTCTAGTAGAAGAAACACAAGAGTTTGGCAAGAACGAACCTATTATGATTGTATCATCAGATAAAGACTTTGCACAACTACAAAAGTATGCAAATGTTCAACAATACTCTCCTTTGAAGAAATCATTTGTAGTAGAACGTAATCCTAGAAAACAGCTATTAGAACTTATATTGAGAGGGGATGTCTCAGATGGGGTTCCTAATGTCTTAAGTGCGGATGATTGTTTTGTAGAAGGTATTAGACAAACACCCATGAGACAAGCTATTATAGATAAACTTACAGAAGACATCAAAGCTATGGGTGACGAGGTGTATAATAATTACTGTCGTAATAAAAAACTTATTGATTTGGAAGAAACCCCTAATTCAGTAAAATCTAAAATACTAAATAGCTTTGAAGAGCAAGACAAGTGGAACAACAGAGGTAAAGTATTTCCCTACTTTGTAGAGAAGCGTTGCCGAATGTTACTAGAGGATATAGAGGACTTCATTTAGTATGGTAAACAAGACTACATATAATGTACATGAGATTTTAGAACAAGTTTCTAAAGCTAAAAGTCGCACAGACAAAATAAACATCTTAAAATCAAATCAAAACAACTGGGCAATGAAAGATATATTGCGTGGTACTTTTGATGATTTGGTTACATGGAACTTGCCTAATGGTAAGCCCCCATACGAACCTGCTGATGAGAGATCCATTCCATCTAATCTAATGCAACACAATAAAAAGTTTGCTTACTTCATTCCTAATGGACCAGGATCTAAAATGGCAGCAGTCAAGAGAGAAAAGATCTTTTTGGATATGTTAGAAACAGTACATCCAAAAGATGCTGAACTTCTTGTTGGTATGATCAATAAGAAAATGCCTATCAAGGGCATTACAAAGAAACTGGTACAGGAGGCATTTCCAGATTTAATAGTTAAGTAATATGTAATACAGGAGAAGGTATGAGTAGAATCCAACTTGATAGACTGAGAAAAGATTTAGAAGAATTAAACCTATACATAAGTAAAGTAAAGGAAAAGGGTAAGATGGACCTAGTTTCGAAGTTAAATAAAAAAAGAGATTTTCTAGTGTCTAAGTTGGAAGCTGCATAAAAAGGTAAAGATTGGGGTTGCCAATCTGATTAAAAAAGGTTATAATGATGCCTACATACACAATGGTAAACGTGTCTACAAGTGAAGAAAAAGAAATGATTTTATCTCTAGCAGAGCGTGAGGAGTTTTTGTCTAATGGTGAGTGGAAACAAAAGCTGATTACTCCTAAGTTTATTTCTCAGCATGGTTCTACTCACAACAAGGCAGGTGATGGTTGGAAAGATGTTCTTCGAAAAGTTAAATCTGGTTCTGGTAAAGATAGTAAGATAGACGTATAATATGACAAAACGTGTGAAGAGTTTGAACAACTCTATGACTGTTAGATTGGCTGATCTATTACAACATGATCCGTTGACAGCAACTCAAGAAGCTGCTTATTCGGCATGGGATGACGGTGACAACTTAGTCCTTACAGGATCTGCAGGTACAGGCAAAACCTTTATGGCATTGTATCTTGCATTAGAAGATGTTTTAGAAGCACAGGAATATGATAGATTAGTTATCGTAAGATCTATGGTTCCAACAAGAGATATGGGCTTCTTGCCCGGTACTAAAGAAGAGAAAGAAGATGCTTTCACCTCTCCATATAGAAATATATGCCATGAGCTATTTGGAGATAAGGCATCGTATAATAAAATGATAACTTCTGGTCAAATCTCTTTTGACTCAACTTCATTTATTAGAGGCACGACATATGACAATAGTATAATAGTTGTCGATGAGATGCAGAATTTAAATTTTCACGAGTTAGATTCTGTGATCACACGTGTGGGTAAACACAGTAAGATTATTTTCTGCGGTGATTATAAGCAGAGTGATTTTAAGTTTGATGATGAAAAGAATGGTATTATGAAGTTTCTACAAATTGTAGAACAGTTACGCAACTTTACTATAGTAAACTTTGGATGGGAAGATATTGTGCGTTCTGATTTTGTGAGAGATTATATAATGACAAAAGAAATGCTAGGATACTAAGAGAGGTTAAAATGGCAAAATATTCTAGGTACGATCCACGCAACAAGAAACGTGGTAATAATAAAATCAAGTCTCAAACAAAAGACTTACGAATACGTGAGGTTTCAGGTAATGAAAATAAACAGATGCTAAATGAAGTAATGTTTGACGATGAGTATGATCATGACGAACTTGACAACCAACAACTCCAAGGATAATTTACCAAGCCATATACACGTTGTTTCTGTAGAAGATCATTCCTATTGGAAACCATTATTACTTGAATCTATTAATAGTATGATAACTAAAAACAATATTCAAGTCAATGAGAAGGGATATTATTACGATTTTAATATTCCGAAAGTGCATAGAGATTATGGTAAGTTGATGGACAATATACTTTTGTCTTATGTTGAAGATACTTTGTGTGATAATTATGGGCTTAAAAGAGAAGGCACTGACACATATTGGTTTCAGCAATACTTTCAAGGATCTGATTTTGGTTGGCATCAACATTCAGGGCATTGGGCGATGGTTTATTATGTTGAATTGCCTGAAATGACAGAGGCAACTGAGTTCTTAAACTACGGTCAATTCAATGTTAAAGAAGGCGACATTATATTTTTCCCAACATTTTTAGTTCATAGATCTCCAAGTATTAAAAGTAATCAAAGAAAAACCGTGATAGCAAGTAATCTAGACTTTACTGTGGATAGAGAAAGAATAAATTATTATGGCATCGAATATTTTAAACATTGACGATCATTACTTACAATGGCCTAAGGATAGTTGGGGTGGCACAGATCTAAACAATCCTGATATGGTCAATCCTTGGTTAGAGATACAAGACATTGTAAATCCTAAAAAAGTTATTGAGATTGGTATGTTTGCAGGGCACTCATCTTTATTGATGATGAATGTGTTTAAGAACCTAGAGACTTTAGAGAGTTATGATCCTAGTGAAGTATCTAAACATAATTATAGACAAATTAAGAAATATTATCCTCAACATACATTTTATCAAGAGCCTATCTGGAATAATGAACACAGACATACTGATATCGATTTAATATTTGTGGATGGAGATCATACAGCACCTGCACCTGAAAAAGATCTAGGATCTTGTATGAAAATAAAGCCAAGATACATTCTTGCTGATAACATAGAGCATCTTGGAGTTCGTGATCCAACAAAGAGAAAGTTTAAATTATGGGATGTTAAGTATGATCCTAAGTATTGGTTTTATACTAATGTTAAATATAGTAGAGTTACTAAACGCACACTGAAATCCCCCGGAATTATGGGGCTATTTAAAATGGAAGGCACTTATGACAATTGAAATGATTTTGAATCTTAGATACCAATGGGAATCTATGGTATCGTTTAGAAGAAGTTACGATTTACCTAGCTATGAGGGCAATATACATAACTTAAAGGACTTTATTAAAAACGGACATAAGTCTAATAGATTTAGAAAAAACTTTAACGAAGCCATGCGATTAGCGAAAGAGATTGTTGAATATTATGAGCGACCTGTGGCATCATTGGATAAAAAGCTGGCGAGACAATCACGGTAAAGATACTATCAGATGGAAAACAACTGTAGGTATTGGCGACAGTATGTATGGTCTTAACATTGCTTATATGAGAGCATTTGCTAATCAAAAACCAACAAAGTTTCAACTACATTTTTTTCATCCAAAAGACTATGTACATCACTATGAAGACCCTGAAGCAGTTGCGGCTAGAGTCGAATATATTCGTGACAGGTATATGTGGAAAGATATTGTAGATGTTGAATACGTTTATGATAGCACTGACACAGTATTATATAAGCAGTTTTATCAAGGCGTCACTAGACGCAAGCACTCTGAACTATATCGATATTGGGCATTAGATCCTACATTATCCACTAATTCGCAGAATAGAAAAATAGTTTTGTGGAGACCTACTAATAATATGCAACAGCAAATTGCTAATGATAAATATATACTTTTAGATTGGGAGTGGCAAAGGCTTATTGACAGGTTAGAAGATTTTGGATATAATGTGACAGAGATTGACTATAGAACTCCTATAAGAGAAGCGTTATATCATATAAGAACTTGTGAGTGTTGTTTGTCGTATGAGGGGATGTGGCATTATATTAGTAAGAACCTTTTTAAGCCTCATATAGTGATAGGCACTTCTAATATTTCTAAGTGGCATACTCCTGCTGCAGTATTAACAGATAAAGGGTTCTATATAGATAGAGATCTTAAAAAGATTGATTATATGATAGAGTCCGCAACAGAGAACGCAGAAAACTATAAAAAATTATTTTTTAAATTTGTGAACGGGTGGTAGTATGCAAATAGACAGAGCCGTTATCGAAATACAAGGTGGGTGTAACTACACTTGTCAAATGTGTCCACAGACTAATCCTGATGGCACTACAGGCGCACGTGGTAAAAACTGGATGAAGAAGATGCCATTGGCAGAGTTCGAAAGATATGTTGCTGAGTGTGCAGAAGCAGGACTGAATGTTGTAAATCTTGATGGATCTGGCGAGGCTACAATCTCTATGGATCTGCCAAAGTATATTGAGGTGGTTAAGAAGTATGGAGCACAGGCTGTAATCTTCTCGAATGGATATCGTATGAACGGTAACTTCATGAAAGAATGCGTAGATGCAGGATTAGATTTCTTTAGGTTTAGTATTGTAGGGTACAACTATGATAAATATAAAGAGTGGATGAACAGTGAGCATTTCTACAGAGTAATATCTAACCTTCACGAAATGAAACGTTACGTTGTTAGTTCTAAATCGAAATGTGTTGTTGCAACATATCACCTAATACTTGATAATGATAACATTGATCATGAAGTTGAAGAGTATAAGAAGATCGTGAAGTCTGCTAATGTTCAGACAGAGATTTGGAAGATGCATAATTGGAGTGGTGTGTATGATCCTGAGTATGATAGAATTGGTGAAAAGAAAACTTGTGGTAGACCCTTTTCCCCTGATATTGTTATTAGGGCTGGAGGTCTTGGTAGTAGCACTGGCGCTATTCATCCTTGCTGTCAAGTACTAGGAAGAGATGATGAGGCAGTGTTAGGACACGGTTCACTCAACACGCTTGAAGAGATTTGGTATGGAGATGAATATAATACGCTGAGAAAGCAACATGAAACAGGAGACTATCCTGACTTTTGCAAGAGTTGTGACTTCTTGATTGACGATCCTGAAGTTTTGGTGTATACTAATCATGGACGTGAAAACTATAAAATGTATGGAACAAAGTTTAACTTGGATGATTACAGATGATAGAAGATCCTCTATACTTACCTAAAGACACTAAGGTGTTTATCATATGTAACCCATATGATAATAACCACATGAGTAAAAAGATTGAGCTTGAGCATAACATAATGCGTTATGGATACGAGACAAATATTCAATACTACGTTAAAGCTAAAGATATTAGAGACCAAACTTTGGGATTTACTTTACCTTTATCTTCCGCAAAGATTGGGGATGATGGTGTATATCAATGGTATACTTTATATTCAGTTTTAATAAAAGCTAGAATTCTTAGAAAAAAATACATAATCACTTTCGCAAACTTTAGTAGATTTGATAATGATATCAGAAGGACATCCTCACACATTCAGCTTCATGAGGGGAAAAGACTTTTGCTAGATCATAAATCCTCTCAGTTTATAATAGACAATATTCATAATATTATTAATAAGTATTCTACAGTAGAGAATTATATAGCGAATGAGTAACACCCCACCTGTTTATATGATTGCAATAGAAGAACATCCTGTTTCAATCATGTATGTAAGAGAGGTCTTGCCTTCTTGGAAAAAGTTTGGAGTAAAAATAAATTATTCTAAAGCAACTACCCCAAAAGATTTAGCATATAGAAATAATTTAACTTTTACTATAAAAAAAATGGGTAGAGAGAAAAGAGAATTTACTTCTACAGAAAAGGCTGTTTGGTATAGTCATTTTGATTTGTGGTGTAAATGTGTGAATGAAGGTCCACTTATTATTGTAGAGCACGATTCTATGCTGAGAAAACCTTTACCAAATCTTTCAAAAGAAGGGTATAAATTTTTATCTTATGTACAACCAGATGAAGGTGAAAAATACCTCCTAGCAACGGGTTCAGGATACTATATTACTCCACCTGTAGCAGAGAGATTGATTGCAAGAGCAGTTTGCAAGCCAGTAGACAGAAATAGTGATGGTCATATAAGTTCAGTTTTGAATTTTAATAAACAAAGAAAGATGTACGATTATCTCTACATAGAACAGATTAATTTTGATGGTCTAAATACCATAGATCACCGCACTACAAAAAGAAATTATATAGGTTTAGATTATGAAAACATTGATTTATCAAGTATACACAGGCAAACGTAAAAAGCTTTACGACTTTTGTACTGCGTCAGTTAAAGCATACGCAGAAAGAATAGGTGCTGATTATATTGTTCAGAGACAGCCTATTCTTATGATAAAGCCCGATATATTTCAAACAAATAGATCAAACGAATCCTACGGTAAGTATGGTGGGTTTCTTCCTATATATGAAAAAGAAAATGCCTTTGCATATTTCAGGTCATATGATAAGATTGCTTTGATTGATGGTGACATTTACATAAGAGAAACCGCACCAAATATCTTTGACGAAATCAGCAATGATCATGACTTCGCAGGTGTTATTGAACGTGAGATGCCTCTTAATAATCAATACATGGCAAAGATTGCAAACTACTCACGTATGCAATATCAGACAATCAAAAATGTTGATTGGAAGTGGAATAAGCATGGTGCTGAGTTCTTTAACATGGGCATGATGCTCATGAATAAGTCTATGGGTAAATACTTAAACGGAGAGACCCCTGCACAGTTTTTAAGGAGACCTAGATTCAAACCATTCATTGATGGACTTGGTGCATGGAAGTGGTCTACAGATCAAACTCTTCTTAACACTTGGGTTAGGGAAGAGAAGATGCGATTAAAACATCTTGATTGGAAGTGGAATGGTCTGTATAATGCGGTTCCTAATGAAAAACTTCATGAGGCACACTTCATCCATTTCTTTCATAAAACTGTTTTGCCAATGGAAGGTGAAAATATTGAAGAGCTTGCCAAGCTAGTAGATATAAAGGATATGCGATGAGATTTTTAGAAATAGCAGGTTCTAAGCAGCGTGGATTAAATTGGGATGCTGTACGTGATGTGAAGATGCCGGGAGTTATGGTCTATGACATGACAGACCTTCCTATGAGAGGCGTGAAGGATAAAACCTATGGTGGAGTGTATAATGAACATTTCATAGAACATCTCACAAAAGATCAAGGCATAAACTTTCTAAAAGAAATGCTACGTGTGATGAAACCTTTTGGAACTATTAGAACAGTTTGGCCTCCTATGGATTTTGTAGAGTGGTTACGACAAGATAACGATTTAGATGATCACCCTTGGGTCAAACATTACTACCAATTTTATGTGGTAAAACATAAGTTTGCTCCTAAAGGCACAGAGTTTATGCGTATGCAAGATCAGTGCGCTGAAGGTATTATGTGGCAGGGCGGTGAGCACAAATATATTTGGCGTAAGCAAGAACTTATTGATACTATGAAAGAAATAGGTTATATTAATGTAAGAGAAAAAAAATATCAAGAAAGTGGATTATCTGCATTTAAAAACATTGATACCGAAGGTGATATTAGAGCATTCCATTCTGCAGTTATAGAGGCACAATCCCCTGCAGAACAGAAAAGCCAAATGGAGCTAGACTTATGAAAAATATTATCCTACAACACTTTGATGGAGAGTTAAGAGAACTTGACAAATTATCTATTGCTAATATTCAGGAATATGCTAGACTAGTAAATGCCGATTATAAACTAATCACGGGTAAGCCTTTTCGAAAGCATCTTACATCACCCTGTCAAAAGGTTCATATGCTTCATGAAGAGTTTGACGATTATGATGACGTACTAATGCTTGACATAGATATGTTTACTCCAAAAGGAATGAAAACTAATGTTTTTAAAGAGGTGGGTGTAGGTCTTTATGAGGATGTGCAAAAAAGATTGCACCGACAAATAGCTCAAGTGTATCCATTACAGGCTAGTGCAATTTATCCTTATTGGGGCGGGGCTATCTATAAGCTTTCTAAAAAAATGAGAATACAACTTAGATCAGGGTTAGGTGGTAATGAAACATGGATGAACAACTATAACAAATTATATCATTTTGAAGATGAGGGTATAATGCACACCTTATCTATGAAGTCAAATTTCAGACCCAGAGAACCTTATCTTAACAAAAAATGGTGCCAGTGTAGTTTTCTTCCCAATCCAGAAAACGCTGGGTTTATTCATATCAGAACCAAGATTACTCCTAATGGACCAAAGAGAGAGAAAATAGAAAACTATCAATATCTAATTGATCAAGATATACTGTAAAGGATAAGATTGTGGAAACAGTAAACCCAAACAATTTAATAACGCATAGAAGATTTGATGTGATTGTAAAGTATCTTTATGCCTCTAATTTATCTAGCAAATACTTTAAAAATCTATACAAAGAACATCTTAGAGTTTGGAATGGGTTTTATGAAGGCACCCCAAGAAAAAGTGGATTTGAAGATTTTGATGATGCATTTAAATCAATAATTAATAATACAGTCGAGGAACCAGTTCCAGTAAATAGTGATGGAGATATAGTAAATGGTTCTCATAGGTTAGCAGCAGCACTACATCTGCAAAGACCTATCAATATTAGAGATTTAACACCCAAAGAAAATCCACGTATTGAAAGCAATTACGAATTTTTTATTGAAAGAAATGGTGGAATGCCGAAACATATGTTACAAAGGACAGCATTAGAGTACGTTAAACTTAAATCTAATTCGCACATCGTTTGTCTATTTCCTATTTGTTTTGATCGTATGAAAGATGTTATGAATGTAATCAACAAACATTCTAATTTGTTTTATCATTCAGATACAACCTTAAATAGTGAAGGTCAACTTAATCTAATGAAAGAAATATATCTTACTGATGGTTGGGCAAACGAAGAAGGAATAAGAAGAAAAGGCAATCAGTGCTTTATGGGGCGTAATAATGTTAGATTTCTAGTAATAGATGGAAAAGATCTTGCAACCGTAAAAGACATGAAAAATAAGATTAGAGCATTATTTAATGTTGGCAACCATTGTGTTCATATTACTGATACGCATGAAGAAGCAATTAGAGTAGCCAAAACAGTATTCAACGATAATAGTATCCACTTTCTCAATAATAGAAAAAACGTTTCATTTCCAAACTATGTAAAACTTTTAAAAGCCTCAAAGCCAAGTGATAATACAGTTATTACTGGATCAAGTGTTTTATCATTATATGGTTTAAGAGATTGCAAAGATCTAGATATTATTGATTATGATAATGTATTGACAGACACTCACAATCAGTATTTAGAAAAATTCTATAAAATAACTTTAGATGATATTGTTAATAATCCTCGCAATCATTTATATTATAATGGACACAAATATGTTTCTTTAAATGTGATAAAGAATATGAAGGAAACGAGAAATGAATCAAAGGATGTAACAGATCTACAACTAATAGAAAAGATAAGTTCTTAAAATGAAAAATTTAATATATCAAGTATGGGCAGGTGATCTTTCAGAAGAAGCAAAGATTAGTAGTAACTTAATGAAAGCCTATGCAGAAAGAATAGGTGCTGAATATATACTCGATTTAAATCCAAACATTGCCAGTAAAATATGTGATGTTCCTATGTACTTTGAATGGTTAAATCCAATAATAGATGATAGATTTCTAAAGTATGATAAAGTACTGTCAGTAGATTTAGATGTTTTTCCTGTACATAATTTGAATGAAAATATATTTGAAGAAGATATTGGCGACATAGGTGCATGCACAGAACCTTTTCAAGGTAAACAAAGAGCAACAGTTACTGTTGGGGGGCACATAAATAGAGAGAACGATGAAAGGTGGGCTTCTGTAGTAAAACAAAATTGGGGGGTCAGTCTCCCAAGAGATGAAGATCAAAACTTAAAAGTATATAACGCTGGAATGGTGGTCTTTACAAAAGAAGGAATTGAAAAAGCAAAGAAGTGGATGCCGTTTCAAGAATATATTGACTTCATGAGAAATAAAGGGTTTGGAAGATTCTATACTGTAGATCAAAACTATTTTCATTTAATGGTATGTGCAAACAGTAACATAGACTTTAGAGAAATGAATAATGGATGGAACTCTCAAGTGCATTACGTAAGAGGCCCATTATCATTAGCTAATAAGATAAACGATGAGCGAAATAAAAATACTAAATTAGTCCACGTACAAATGACCGGACATAAATGGGATGAACAAAGTCTTTATGAAATTGTAAACCTCCCTCAAAGCAAATGGAAATTTGAACTATATTCATGAGAGATAACTAATGAGACTTTTTGTTACAGGCGCAACAGGGTATATTGGAGCACACTTTGTAAAAGCAGCTTCAGAAGCAGGACATACTATTGTGGCAACAGATTATAATCTTTCGCAGAACGATTTAACAAAATATTCTGCGAATACTTTAGAGTGGGATATCCGCAAACCCATCACAAACAAAATAGTGGGTATAGATAAAGTTATTCACATTGCAGCAAAAACTAAAGTTCCTAACTCAGTAAAAGATCCATACGATTACTACTTGACAAATGTAGTTGGAACTAAAAACGTGATAGATGCAGCGCCGTGTAATCATTTCGTATATTGCTCTACAGGTAGTGCTTTCGAACCTGCTAGTAATCCTTATGCAGGATCTAAACATGCAGGTGAGCTTATAGCCAAACAGTTCAACAATAAGTGTAGCTTGGTTAGATTTTATAATGTTAGTGGAAATGATGGAATGCAAAAGTATGATGATGAATATAGTCATCTAATACGTAGGGCAGCAGCAGTTGTAAATGGTAAGTTTGATAAGTTGTATATTCATGGAACAGATTTTGACACTAGAGATGGTACGTGCATAAGGAACTATACGCATGTCAAAGACATAGTAGACTCTCTTTTAAGGATCACTGAGAACGAGCCGACCAATGAGATTGACTGTCTAGGATCACCTGATGGATATTCTGTGAGAGAGGTTATAGATACTATGTCTAATGTATCTAGAGTAAACTTTGAAGTAATTGAAGGACCAAGAAGAGATGGTGATATCGATGTATCTACTGTTCCGACAAAATCCAAATATTTCGAACAAAAAAAATCACTTGAAGATATGTGCATTGACGCTATAAAATACGAGGTATAGAATGATAAACTCTGAACTAGGACATGTGACTTCATTAGAAGAATTTAATAGTGAAATCATACGACAGCAGGAAGAAGCACACGGGGAACACTATTGCGCCATTCATAACGCTATTAAAAAGTATATCCCAGAGTGTAAATCTTATATGGAACTTGGTACACATCAGGGTGGCACTGCCTCTACTGCCTTACTTTGTAAACCAGAGAGCGTTCAGTTAGTAGATATTGATACTAGTAGGTATCAAAAGTTCTTGAAACCACTTGCTGAAACGTATGCCGAAAAATATGATATTGACCTAACTGTTTTAGAGGTAAGTTCTCTTAGTATGAAGTCAACTGCCAAAACAGATATGCTAATGATTGACTCTTTACATCATCCTAATCATATGATACAAGAGTTACGTTTACACCATTCTAATACGTATAAATATATCATAGCACACGATACAAGCATCTTGCATGGGAAAAAAGACAACAGACTGTATGATTGTATGCAAAACTTTTGTCTAGATTATCCTTGGCAAATCGTTGAGAGAAATGAACAGAACGTTGGATATACGGTCTTAAAAAGGAAATAGAAGCAATGTCTTTAATTGAAGAACTAGACGGTCATAGAAGCAAAACTATTCCAACTAGAAAAACTGAAAAGTTTTTAGGTTTAGTAACTACGTTTATAATTTCTGATATAAATTCATCAAGCTCGACTGCAGGTATGAGAAAGGTTGTGAAATCTATAAAGGACACTAAAAGTCTGATGGACCCGTTCATTATGCCAGCAACAACACCTGAGACTTTAGAAGAAGATTTAAAACTTTTCGGCATGTCCAAATCTGATTGGACTTATCCTTTAGCGGGTGAAAGCAGAATAGATATTAAAAGTGGTCTACACCTCACTGGATATAATGCTAAAAATATTGATAAGGTTATGTCTTGTCTAGTTTCTCATATGAGATGTTGGTTGATTGCGACAGCAGGAAGAATGCCTATCATTGTTTTAGAGCACGATGCTTTAATTAAAAGAACATTTAATCCTTACGGCACTCCTGTTCGTGATAGCAAAGAATTACTTAAGTATGGAATTATAGGATTAAACAGCCCAAAAGGTGCCACAAGAAATTGGTCAACCTATATGCAAGGTGTTTTAGATCAAAGTAAATCTGTAAAAAACACATTTGGAGAATATCAGGTTGTTGATGCGCCTTGGGTGGATAGTAACGAGTATGTACCTCAAGGATTGGCAGGTAATTCTGCATATCTTATTACCCCTAATGTGGCAAGGAATCTTTTAGACTTAGTTGAGAAATACGGTCTATGGCCTAATGATGCTTTGATGTGTAAGCAACTATTATCATATCAATTAAAACAAATATATCCATTTGTATCAGAACTTCAAGGTATATCTTCAACAACACAAGGTTAGTTATGAAAAATTTTGTTATTACTATTCGTGAAAATGATAAGTCTGTAGAAGCCGCACAGAAATGTATACAGTCTGCTGCTAAGTTTGGCTTAGAAGTGGACTACTATGATGCGTTTGTACCTTCGGAGTCTAAAGAGTTTATCAAAGAACAAAAGATAAACGATTTAGCCTTTAACAACAATAAGTTTTCTAGAGAAGATAATGCCAGAGCAGCCTTTTGTTCGCACTTTTCTCTTTGGCAGTTCTCCATGGAATGTAACGAAGAAATTACTATCTTTGAACATGATGCTGTAGTTGTTGATCCTATTCCTGAAATGAGTTATAATGGTTGTATATCTATTGGTAAACCATCTTATGGAAAGTGGATAACACCTAGTTCTCTAGGAACAAATTCTCTGACTTCTAAGAAATACTTTCCTGGTGCTCACGCCTACAGGTTAAATCCTAAGGGAGCAAAGGAATTGGTGGAAAGGGCTAGATTAGAAGCGGGTCCAACTGATGTGTTTTTAAATATACATAGCTTTCCATTTCTGCAAGAGTACTATCCTTGGCCTGTAGAAGTGCGAGAAAGCTTTACTACCATCCAAAAAACTCAAGGGTGTTTAGCAAAGCATATGTATAACAAGGATTATATTATAGAGGATGTTTGATATGACTGTAACAGTAAGCTGTGTATATTGGGGTAGTAAGTTTTCTTTAGATTATGTGTATAACCTAAAAGCATCTATAGAAAGAAATACCACAGTTCCTCATAAATTTGTTTGCTACACTGATAGGTCTATTCCTAATGTAGAGACAAAAATTCTTAAGCCCGGTTATGAAGGGTGGTGGAACAAACTTCAACTTTTCGACCCCGCTAATAAAGTAAGTAATCGTATGATTTATCTTGATCTAGACACAGTGATTACGGGAAACCTTGATTGGTTGTTGAATGATCGATCATGGTTCATGGGTGTTGAAGATGTCGGTGCCGTAAATAAACATCAGCCACATCTAAAGAATGTTTTACAGACGGGTATAATGTCTTGGGATTTTGATCCTGTGTCTTTTATATGGTCAGAATTCGTATTAAGTTTTGATAGAGTGGTTGATACTTATCGTGGAGATGGAGAATATCTCAGCACCATAATCAATCCTTATCAAAGAACACTTCTTCAGTACAAATATCCTGATGCGTTGAAGTCATATAAGTATGACGTGTACCCTAACAAACTAAAGAGGGAAACTTCTATTGTAGGATTTCATGGAAGACCAAGTATTGAACAGGCAATGACTGAGACTATAGCAACTCCTATGGCTATTTACGAACCTCAGAAATGGATTAAGGATTATTGGAAACGATGAGCAGAACAGCACATGTGATAGGTAACGGCGATCAAGCACAGTTATATAGACCTGCGAAGGGTATCAAAGTAGCTTGCAATCAACCCCCAATGGCTATTGAAAATCTATATGCTTCTTGTATCGTAGACTTCAAAATGTCTGCTGCACTCACAGAAGGAAGTGTAGAGATCCCGGGGGATTGGGTGCTAGGGTATAGACCTAAGATCTGGTATACAAGAAATGAAATCTTTAAGATGCGCTTTGGTCACAAGATCAAAGAGTTCTATACAGTTTTACCGCCATACACAAAACTATTTCCAAATGAAAATGAAGGTAATATGTACACGAACTTTAACTGTGGACATATGGCAGTACACTATACTGCAAACAGACTGAAGCCTGACATTCTTCACATGTACGGATTTGATTCCATATTTGATATGAACATGAGAAGCTACACAGACTTTGTTTTAAACTCAGACAGAGGTGCTACTAATAACGTGAGACTAGCAGACAGGTGGAGACCTATCTGGAACGGTATTTTTGGAGAGTTCAAGAACACTCAGTTTGTCCTTCACCACATTCATAATAAATCTAAAATCCAACTACCTGATAACGTTGAGGTTTATGTTCCACAAAAAGCTTGACAACAATGTCACCATAGTGTAATCTGTATATGTAACAATAAGAGATTCTATATGATTGTTGAGTTTAAAAGTAAGTTCGCCAAAAAGAAAGAAGACCTCATCTGTGATGTCATTGCTTTCGGAGCACAAAAACTTTTCCCTTCTAAAGATGCTGTTTATATAAATATTGAAGCAATCAGAAAACAAGGAGTGTGCGGCGATTGCATATTAGAAGACGATGATGAGTTTACTATTCGTCTTAACAAATCACTTTCCATAACAGATCTAATAACTACAGTTCTACATGAGCTTGTTCACGTGAGTCAATATCTCAAGTGTTTAATCATGGATACTGAGAGTGCCTATGAAGATCGTTGGCAGGAGATTGAAGCCCATGCAATGGAGAAGGAACTATTAGAGGAATACATGGTTGGACATTAACGGAATAGAAAAAGCATGTATGGAAATATGTGACGATAATACTAATATGTCAATACCATGGTATCTCATGGCGGCATATGCATATTATGAAGAAGATAATCCCATAATCAGTGATGGTATGTTTGACAGACTTGCCAAGAAGATTTTAAAAGATTGGGATAATATCACGCACATGCATAAGGAGCATCTAAGCATAGATATGTTAGAGGCAGGTACATTCATAGGGGAATACCCAACACGAATAAAAGGAGCATTGCAAAGTGTCAGACAATCATACAAAGAATGATGGTCCGATTGATGATATTACAACTGAAACTTTAGAGGGATGGATTAGACGTGACAGTAGTAGAAGTGGCGAGACGGATCTTAGACAACGATTGGAAGGGAGTAAAGGAAGTGGATATCTCAACTCTTGGACTCGCTTTGAGCATGGTTGAGGTAGTAAAGAAATGACTCTCAGCGAACTGCGAAAAGCTTTGAATGATCTTGGTATTGAGTATATGATAAAGAAGCAAAATACTCACTCAGAAGATCACAGAGGAAATCTAGTAACTGTGAGATTTTTAATAGATGATGAGAAAGAGGGTTGACAGCCCTCTTTTTTTATTGTAGGTTGATTCTGTAATAAGGAGATAATTATGCAAGAACAGATAGACACTCTACTCGAAAATATCAAAGCTGAATATGTTAACTTCAAACAAATGTGTGGTTCTAAAGATACCGTTACTGGTCAGAAGATGATCAAGGATTTTGATGAAGGTCTTGGTTACAAAATAGGTAAGAAGTATATCAAGATCACTAAAGAAAACAATGGTTGCGTTTGGGGTTTCGTTGTCAACACTGACGAAGATAAGAAGTTTCGTAAAGGTGACATCTTGAAAGCTGCAGGTTGGAATGCCCCTGCACGTAACAAGGCACGTGGTAATGTTGTTGATGGTCAATACAACATCTGTTGGACTGGTCCTAACTATCTACGTTAGGACTTGACTTAAAGTTAAACTAAAGGAGAAAATCTATGGGTGCTATGAAACAATTAGTGATTGAAGAAGAAGAAAAGATCGGTGGCGAGTTACAAGATCAAGTTTTCTTCTATGATAATTTCTCCGAGTTTCGTAAAAAAGTGTATGCAACATACGAAACAAACTGGTATTTAAAAGATAAGGTTATCTGTAAAGAGTATGTTGATGAGGTTTCATATTATATATGGAATTGTAAATTTAGTAGTTGACATCAAGTTAAAAGTTTGCTAATGTGATTCTGTAATAAGGAGACATGATGATGTATGAAGTTGGAATGGGTGTTATTCGTGAGTATGTCAATATTGGCGCAGACAACTATACTGCCAAGGGAGAAATCTCAAGCATTCACGAAAACTCAGATGGTGAGACTCTTGTTACTGTAATGTACGATGACGGTGCGGTAAAAGTCTACACTGAGAACGCAATGAACAATAAACGTATGATTGTAACTGAAGAGGTGATTTGGTAATGTTTGCTTACTGCGATTATATCGCTGATGAGATCAGCAGTAAGTTCTGGTCTCAACAATCTGAAAACATTGTTGCCAAAGTTGGTAATGTTAACTATGATCTTCATCCTGAACAGGGGTGGATGATGAGCACGAAAAAAACGATTGAATTGACTGACAATAACGGTAAGATGTACCGTGTAACTGTAGAGGAAATTGATAATGTTTGATAAGTTTTTCACAGATATGAAAATCTTTATGGGGTTGAAAGAAAACACCAATGAAGATGGTTCTATTAACTGGAGCTTTATTGATAGTGATCTATTCATGAAATGGTCTGTACTGCTTGATGGTGAAACTTACACTGAATGGTTTGACAAAGCTGCAGATATTATAGAGGATGAGTTAAATGTCAAAATATAATAAAGAAGCTGTTGAACAGCAAATCCGCAAGGAAGGTATCAAAGGTAAAGAAGCAAAACTGATCCATGCTCTGCTGAAAGGGCATGGAAAATAACACTTGACATCAAGTCAAAAATATCATAATGTGATTCTGTAATAGAGAGAAAGTGAGAATATAATGGCTTATATGTCCCAAGCAAAGAAAAAAGAACTTGCCCCTGCTATCAAAAGTGTTTTGAAGAAGTACGGTGTTAAAGGCTCTATTGGTGTTAATAACCATTCCTCATTAGTTGTTACCATTCGGGAAGGATCTATTGATTTCATCGGCATGGCAAATGCCAAAAACAAAGAGATTGCTGAACGGCGTAATCAGCCTTATTATGCTAATGAAGGATACATTCAAGTAAACCATAATTATCCTGAGAACTATGGTGAAGCTGCACCTATGATCGAAGAACTTTCAGATGCTATGCATGGCGCAGGTTGGTATAACAACAGCGACATTATGACCGACTATTTTGATATTGCATGGTATGTTGATATCAATATCGGTAAGTGGGATAAACCCTATAAACTGGTAGAAAGTGCTTGACATTAAGTCAAGGATATGCTAATGTGATTCTGTAAGAAAGAGAAAAGAAAATAAATGATTCACGTACTAAGCAATAAAACAATTCTGACTGACTGTGACGGTGTGCTCCTTGATTGGGAGTACGCCTTTGACGCTTGGATGAAGCGGCATGGTTATGAAGTTGTTCAAGAGAATGCCTATAAGATGAACATCAAGTATGGGCTTGAAAAGGCTGAAGCTAAGAAGCTTATTCGGATGTTTAATGAAAGTGCTCAAGTTCGGAAACTTGGACCCCTTCGGGATGCCATCAAGTATGTTAAGAAGCTTCACGAAGAACATGGGTTTGTGTTCCATGCAATCACTAGTTTGAGCAACGATCAATATGCCCAACACTTACGGACCAAAAACCTTCGGGAGTTGTTTGGCGACACTGTGTTTGAGAAGTATGTTTACCTTGACACTGGTGCTGACAAAGATGAGGCTCTTGCGCCTTATGCAGGTAGCGGTTGTGTTTGGGTTGAAGATAAACCTGCCAACGTTGACCTTGGTATTCAATTGGGTTTGGAAGGTATCTTGATTGATCATCACCACAACGCTGATTATGATGGTGCTGCCACTAAGGTTTGGGGTTGGAAAGAAATCTATGAAATGTTAACTTAGGCGTTGACATTAAGTTAAGTAAATGCTACATTGATTCTGTAATAAAGAGAAAGATACATAATGATACAATCGACTCAGAACGGATTTGAAATAGCTGAAGAAGAAATGGATCGTATCCATGCCGATACTGCTCAAGGCGAGCAATCTATTGCAGTTCAGATAGATATGAAAAGGTGGGCGTTAAAAGAAGGTCTGTGGTCTTCTGAGACTTATAAGAATATTATTGTTCTTTACGCTATTGCCCAAGGTTGGCTTCAAGAATATAATGATGGAATGGAGATTGTATACTAATGCTTGACAGTACTTTTGAAAAACAGATGAAATATTTTGATGGTATTCGTTCCAAAGAAGGACTAAATACAGTATGGTCCATCTATGAAGTCGAAGATGCCTATGCTAAATCACCCATCAAAGTGAAGGGTAAAGAAATCGTATATGAAAGCATTCGTTATGATGCCACTTCAGAAGATCTTTTAAAAGATATTGCAGAAGGAACTAATCGGTCTAGTATCATGTACAAGACAGAGATCCAAGGCGACACTTGGATGGATATGTGGAAAGCTGCTGAGTGGGTTATTTCTATGTCGGGTACGCATCATCGTTACATTGAAGACTTCACGATGAATTCAGATGGAACCATTGAGTTAACAACAGGTTCTTAAGGAGAACGCAATGAAATATTCATTAGCACTAGTGGCTGCTTTGGCCTCTAGTACTGCCATGGCAGAAAACATAACAAAGGTCAAAGTTTTTGATCACACGGAAATTGTAACACAATCTGTTCCTGTGACAGAGACACGATGCCAAGAAGTACAGGTTCCAATCTATCAGCAAAGCCAAGGAGCTTCTGGCGGTGACGTATTACTTGGTGCAATCTTAGGTGGTCTTATTGGTGGTACTGCATCTGGTAAAGACAGTGGCGCTGCGATTGGTGCTCTAGGGGGTGCTATTGTAGCCAACGAAAGTGCTAAAGGCTCAAAGGTCACAGGCTACAAAACTGAACGTCACTGTGGTGATGTGACAGTATATCAGAACACTAATGTTGAAGTGTATAGCCACTCTACCATTCGCTTCTATATAGATGGTAAACGGTATGTGGTTCCATTTAAAAAATAAAGGATAATATAATGAAAGAACAATTAGTAAAAGCTGCACGTATGCATGCTGAAGGTGAGTTAGAACGTGCTAAAACAAACATTATGGTTTATATGAATCAGAGTGTGGGTATTGGTGAACACTCAGATATTGTAGAAGCTATTCAAGAAGAACTTGATAAAATGGCGGCTGCAACTGATCGTATTGAAATGCTACAGCAACATTTCTCATGAATATAAGTATAACCGATACAGCTAAATCTTACCTAAAAGAAGTTGGTGATCCTAATGTTTCACTGATGGTAAAGGGTGGGGGTTGTGCAGGGTTTCAGTATGAGTGGGGTACTACAGATAAAGACCCTACCATAGAAAACCTGTGGCTTGATCCTATGGCAGAGATGTTTGTGTTTGGTTGTACTATTGATTATGTAAAAGAACTAGGTGGTTCTTATTTGAAAGTCGTGAATCCTAATGCAACTGCAAGCTGTGGTTGCGGTGAAAGTTTTGGAGTTTAAGGGGGGTATTATGCCTATATTAATATTAATGTTGTTTGCAGCGAATAACGAAGAGTTCTTTAGCGTCTCTCACGAAAATGCTAAGAATGGGTACACTTGGGAAGCTATTGAAAGTGGTTGTCGTGAACCTCTTCCCAATACAATTTATATTGAAGATGGTAATGGTGAAGTTTGCTTTACGCAACAGCCGCCATCCTGATTGTTATTAGGTTTCTTAGCTCAACTGGATAGAGCAACTGCCTTCTAAGCAGTAGGTTATAGGTTCGAGTCCTATAGAGACCGCCACTAAAAGGATACGTTATGCGAAGAGGTTCAAAACCAAGCGTAGAAGAATATATAAAGGTTAGATTAGACTTTTTGCGTGATGAGAAGAAAAAGAATGATAATCAAACAGCACATCTTGTTTTAGATAAATCAATATATGAGTTGAATGTAGTTCTTGATCTTTTAAAAAGGACATGAGTTTTCCTCTCTTGGTAGATGCAGGTATTCCCAAATCCTGCCCACACCTATATACTTAAAAGGAGATATCTTATGGACCCTGCAAGTATTTTTGCCGCAATATCATTTTGGCTTTTGAGCACTAAGGTAGAGCAACAAGAGAAACAGATTCATGAACTTGAAGTTCAGATAGTAATGCAAGAACAATCATTCATTGATCTTGCCGCAACACACTCAGCCTTTGCAGCAAGGTCTGAGACAGTAGATCAGCAGCACGATAGAAGAATTGACACAGTGAATCAAAGAGTTGATAACATATTAGAGTATATTGTTGAAAATCCATCAGCAGCGAGTGAACTTATAACGGAGTGATTTATGAAATATTATGTATCCGCAGCAGAACGCTGGAGATTTTGGGAAACTGCTATTCTTGAAAAGGGTGATATTAAGATTTCTTTAGAATACAATGTTAAATGGGGCACTGTTGAAGTAGAAGTTCCTGATGATTTTAAGTTTGATGAAGACTTTAATAGTGAAGATTTTGATGATTGGAGTATTACAGATACTGGCGATGAAGAGTTTGAACAGTTTGAAATGCTGCAAGGTGACGTTTTTGATGCACCCGATCTAGACTTCAACGAAGAAGAATATTTTGATCTACGTGAATCCCTAGAAGATAATGGTTGGGAGTATGTGGAAACAAAGGTTTATATTGATAATATTATAGTAGAGGAAAGTGAAAATGAAAACGTATAGACTTGAACCGACACATAAAAAATCTGTTGTTGAGTACGATACCTTCCGTAAGAAGATGGAAGGGGATACCCCAGATATGTGGATCAGAAAAGAAATCGGTTGGCGATGGGGAGAGTTCAATGTATTTGTTCCTGAGACTGAAGAAGAAGTTATTGAATGGGCAAACGATCAAGTTGGTGATGCAGAATACTATAAGTCTTTAACAGAAGTCTTAGATGACTATGGTGAAGAAGATCTAGAGGGTATGATAGGACACGCTATGCCAGATGCTAGTGAAGCCTGTACATTCCACGAACTATCTGACTACAGTTTCGAGATGAACTCAACATGGGATGGTTGTTGGGAAGATTGGGATATCTTTGTAGGTGGAGACGATCTTTCAGAAGAAGAGCAAGAAGAGTTGCTTGAAGAAGTTCAAGACAAATATTCTGAAGACTATGAAGATGGCGTAGCAGAACTTGGCTTTGAGCATATGGATAACTATACTGATATTCATTGTCCTATAACTTTAGTTGAAGTTGACGAAGATCGTAATGCAATAGATATAAACTCTTGACTTTATATTGAATTAGTGTAAACTGTCTGTGAAATTAGTGGAGTATATTATGACAAGTGTTGAAGCGCAACGTGGTATGAAAGGTTCTCTGAAGTCTTTTGATAGAGCAGAGCACATGATATATGACGATAAAGGTAAAGACGCAGTTATTAGTTTTGCAGACAGGGTGCTCAAAGGAAAGAATTTAAAAACAATAGAAAACCCTAATGCCTATGGGATTGATGTTCTAACACTTAATGATGAGAATGAGGTTGTTGCTTGTTGGGAAGTCGAAGTTCGTCATGGTAATTGGAGTGGGGATAGGAAGTTTCCTTTTGGTGAGATTAATTGTATTGAACGTAAAGATCATCAATGGAAACGTGAAAAGTCCTTTACAAGCAAAATTCCTTTTAAGTTGGCTAAAGATTATAAGGTGTACTATGTTCAACTTAACAAAGAATGTACACGGCTAGTGGTTATTGATGCTGACAAAATCCTCAAATATCCTCTAAAAGCTTGGCGTAATCGTAAGGCTCATGGCGAATATGTTCGTCAAGTTCCCATCTCAGAAACTCTACAGTCTAGGGTATAACTATTATAAATAAAGGAAATAGTTTTTTTATAAGGTAACGACATGCAAAACTTTTCTTCATTTCTAGACGAACTCATTTATGGCGAGACTGTTTCTGATCCTATCAGAGAAGAGTATATTGAAGAACAGTTTGATGAACTTATGGAAGCCCTTATCACATTTGGTGGTAAGGCATATCCTAAGTTTGGTAACGTTGTTATCATGGCTGGTGGTGCAGGATCAGGTAAAGGTTTTGTCAAGGACAAACTAGTTGGTATCGAAGGGTTCACCTTTGATGTTGATGCGCTAAAGACACTGGCGGCTGCAACTCCTGCTATCCAAAAACGTGTGAAGAAAGAACTTGGTGTTGATCTAGAGAAACTAGCAGATAATCTAAAAAAATCTGAAAATGTTGGTAAGCTGCATCAGATCATTGGTGACTATCTAAAGCTAGACAACAGACGATTAAAAGCACTGTACACTTCTATTATGACCGCAGACCCTGAACGTAAGCCAAACATCATTTTTGATGTGACTTTAAAAGATCTACAGAAACTAGAAAAGCTTACACGTCAAGTTTCTTCTATTGGTTACGACAAATCAAACATCCACATCGTTTGGGTTGTTAATGATATCGAAGTAGCTAAACAGCAGAATAAAACAAGAGACCGTGTGGTTGATACAAATATTCTTATAAACACCCACAGAGGTGCCTCACAGACCATGGGCGATATCGTGAACATGGGTACAGATTTACGTAAGTATATGGATGGCGATATTGTATTCGCATTCAACAAAGTTGATGTTGACAGCACAGTACTAAAAAATCAGCCAAAAGGTGCAGGTGACAAGATTGGTATGAAGGGCGACACAAAGGGTGGCATGTTCATCAAGGATGCAAACTACTTCTATGTAAAACGTAAAGGTAAACCGCCAACATCTGTTGCAAAGCTAGAAAAATCTCTTCGCATGAAAATCAAATCATATGTACCTAAAGGGGTTTCTTGGGATGATTAGTTTCAAACAACACCTACAGGAAAGTGAAGAACTAGAAGAAAGTGTAGTTGCCTCTGCTATGGAGTTGTGGAATATTGTTTCATCTTTAAAGGCTTCAGGAGTGTCGTATGAGGCAATGGTTTTGATATCATTCTTCACTTTCATTCCTGCTGCTGTTGGTGCCACGGCTGAACTATGGACTAGAAGTGATGATCGTGAAGTAATCAATAGAGCAAAAGCGATTATTAAAAAAATAGAATCGGGTGATGCTAGTAAAGATGATTTAGAATATTTGAGTGATTATGGTCAAAACCTAGTAGACTGGTTAGGTGGTGGCGCATATCGTAAGGATTCAAAATATATCAACAACAGAACTGGACGTAGATATACTCAACTAAAAAGTATTAGTTACAGTACGTTGGTAAACATTGATGCTATTGCACGTTGGGCATACAGAAAACTAACAGGTAAACAACCAAAGAAAATTAAAATCTCTAAATCTATTATTCCACAGGTAAAAAGAAAAGATGCTTAGTTTTAAACAACACTTACAAGAAGCACAGTGTGACCTTGTAGGTATGAAACAGATCAAACAGTTTGAGAAGATTGTCGATCAACTCTTTAAGAAGTTTGATATTGATTTTAACTTCACACGTCACTTCGCTGATCGTATGAGTGATGAACGCAACACTCCATGTATTACCATGAAAGAGCTTGCTGAGTTTATTAAGAAGATCTATGCAAAGCAGGGTAAGTCTCTGAAGGGTATCGCAGGGGCAGAAGCAGTTGTGAAAGACATTCAAAAAGATCTGAACATTCCTGTTGCAGTTACCTATGATCAACGTAACGATGAGTTTGACGTTGTGATGAAAACAATCATGCGTAAGAAAAACTTCAAAACACCAAACAAGGTTATTACTTACTAATGGCTGTTAATAGATACTTTGCTAATACTTACCTAGCTGAGATGGTAGATATTTCTGCAGGTGAAGTTGTAGATGTACACAAGATCGACAAGTTTGGTTACAATAGTGCCGTAGGAAATTCTTATGAAACTATTTGGGATGGTAATAATCTTTACACCTATATCGAAACTGCAGGTACAGCCACGGTAACAAGTTCTAATACGTCAGCAGACAATGGTAGCACTGTAGAGGTACAGGGGTTAGATGCGAACTATGATCAAGTATCTGAAACCCTAACTGTCGGTGGTTCTGCAAGTACAGTAGAGTTCTATAGAGTTTACAGGGCAAGCGTGGTAACACCAAATACAGGAACTGCTAATGTCGGTACTATAACCGTCACTGTAGATAGTAAGAGTGCCGCTATCATTTCACCTGATCAAGGACAAACCTTGATGTGTGTCTATACTATCCCAAGAAGATATACAGGTTATCTTATTCAGTTAGATGTTGGCAGTTCAAAGGACGTTGAAAATACTATTCGAGTAGTAGTAAGAAACGGTTCAAGTCAAGCTTTCAATGTAAAATCATTCCTGTCAAAACGTGGTGGTTTTTCAGAAAAAAACTTTAGGATACCTGTAGAAATACCTCAAAAAAATGATATAGAAGTCCAAGCACTTGCTTCTGCAACTAGTAGCATTAGTGCAGGATTTGAGTTAATTTTATGTAGAAAATAACTTGACATTTTCTTTCGAATCAATTATACAGATAGTATAACATGAAAGTGAGAGAAATATGAAACAAGGACTTCTAGACTATATCGCTGCTTGTGAAGAAAACATTGTCCGTTACAAAGCAATGGGTGATGAAAAAGCTGTTAAAGCTGCTGAAGGTATGATTGCTGATTTCAAAAAAGTGTTGGAGACTTTATAATGCGTGAGATGTTCTTTATCGTTAATAATGAAACTGGTGTTGAGGTTGCCCATGAGGAAGATTATGGTAACGCTGCGGAATTGTGGATGATCTACGAAGAGGCTGGTATGGATGTCTCAATAGTAACTAGAGAGGTGAATTGGTGATGATTGGTGAAGGTATTACGTTTGACAATGGTGTTAAGTGGGCTGACTATATACTAGAGAACACGGATGGACCTGAAGGCATGGTGGAAACATGGCGTGGAGAATGCATCCGACTTAGAGCAACGTATGATATGCTCATGGCACTTAAAGAACGGTATGATAGTCTATGCGAAGAGTAGCAATTACAGGACATACCTCAGGTTTAGGAGCCGCTCTTTTTGAGCGGTTTTCTGTATCAGATATGGTTGTTGGATTAAGCAGATCAAACGGATTCGATATACGAAAGATTGATCCTATCCTCAAAAGAATTGATGAGTGTGATGTGTTCATTAATAATGCATACGATAGGTATTCTCAAGTAGATCTTCTCTATGCAATTTACAAAATGTGGAAAGATGAAAATAAAAAAATAATCAATATAAGTAGTATGTCTAGTGAAGGCATTAAAAAATATATACATCCATATGCAATTCATAAAAAAGCTTTAGACTCTGCCTTTGATCAGATAGTTTCTCAAAAGAGTAAATGTAAAATAATAAATATAAAACCAAGTTGGATAGATACTCCTAGCGTAAAAACGGTTGACGCTGAAAAAATGTGCCCAAAAAAACTTTCGAATTTTATTTATGATTTGAGCAATATTGATTTGAATATAAGAGAAGTGAAGATAGAAGTATGATAGATAAAAAGTTGGTGAGCTATGTTTGATGTATTAGGAAAAGTGTCTAATGCTGGATTCTTTATGGGAAAAAATAAAATAAGCTCAAGTCATTTAATAGAAAGTCTCAGACCAAATCAAATTAAATGTAAGAAGTGGTTAGTGGAAGAGATTGCTAATATCAACATGAACTGGAATAAAGTTCTTGTCCTTGGAAGTTGGAACGGTATTTTACTATATGAACTTTTACAAGAATATTGTAATGTGAATTGGATTGACTTTGTAGACATTGATCCGAAATGTCATAGAGATAGAGACATTTATTTTAAAGTCAACAATATCCCAATGAATTATAGTAGCATAGAAATGGATGCCACAGAATTTTCAGATCATGAATCCTATGATCTAATAATAAACACTAGCTGTGAGCATATGAAAGATATTCCTGCAGTCTATGGACCTACATATGCACTTCAATCAAACAATTATACTGCTATAAAAGATCAACACATAAACTGCGTTGACAGTGAAAAATTATTGGCAAGTAAAAATAAGATAACTAACCGACTTTTTGAAGGATCTTTAAAGATGCCTAATTATAAAAGGTTTATGGTTATAGGATATTATCGTTAATATTCTGGTGCATCTAATTTAACAATTCTAAATAAATCTTTGTCTTTTTCCACTCTCTTTAATATATCTGAGTTGTGGTGAACAGTGGTTCCATACGTAGTGTCCATTAAACACTGCACTGGCGCATGTTTTCCCATATATCTTGCATGGGGAATTCCATATCTACTTTGCTCATGTCTATTAAAGTACCCTAGCACTCCATCAACTAATGTCATTGGTCCTGTTACAGAATTTTTTGAAACATAATCTAATAGTCGCTTTGCAAATCTAGGATGAAACATAACGGCTTCCATTGCATGCTGCCCCAAAAATTGAACGTCTAAGTGAGGATTGAATTTAACGGCGGCGGGATTACGTAAATATGCGTCATGTTCTAAAATTAAAATTGGTATATTTTCTACGGCACATTTTTTCCAAAGATTGTATTGACTATAAAAACACGCTTTTTCAGTATCTGTAAGTTCCCTATCACCTTTTTTTCCAAAAGTAAGCCCCCTTTGTGTGGGCAAAGTTTCAGGAGTTATAGCATTATAATACTTTAAATTAAACCCTTGCCAAGAGTTTGCAGCAGCTTCTGCGTACTTCAAAGACAACTCATTATACTTCATTCTTATCATTATAGTTTTAAACATATTTAATCCATTTTAGGTATTGACAGATATCTCTATTTATATTAAAAAGGTAGTGTAACAAAGAGAAAGAGATTCGAAAATGAAATATACAGTTTATCAGATCCGCTACACAGAAGATGAAATCGCTGGAATCAATGCCGGCATGAAAAGCATGAAGCGTGAAGTTCGTTCTGACATGGCTATGGACTTTCGTGGAGAAAAAATGGTAGATCTTGTTGAAAAAGCTCTGTATGAAAATCTGTATACTGGTGTAGCTCAGATTGAAGCTACTTGC